AAATTATTTAATGCCTTCTTCTCCAAACGGAACGCCTGATATTCAGCCTTTAGCTGGAGCGGGAGATGCTACTGCATTCTCTGATACCACAGTATTAAAATATTTTGCAAACAAATTAAGAATGGACTCAAAGATCCCTGCTACAAGATTTGGTAGAGAAGAATCAGGATCGGAAGGTACAATTACATTTACTGCGGAAGGATTAGATCAAGAAGAAATTAGATTTGGTAAATTCATAAACAGACTAAGATCGATATACCAAGAGATTTTAATGAAGCCGCTATGGGTTCAATTCTGCTTAGATTTTCCTAATCTAAAAAATGATTACATTCTAAAATCTGAATTTGGTTTAGACTATGTTAAAGAGAACATGTTTAGAGAAGCAAAGGATATGGAGGTAATGGCAGCAAGAAAAGATCAAGTTATAAAAGTATCAGGTCTACTAAATGCAGAAGGAAAAAAATACTTCAGTATGGATTTCTTAGTCGATAGATTCTTAGGAATGAATAACCAAGATATTTCTGATAACAAAAAAGCTAAGGAAGAAGCTGCTGAAAAGAAAAAAGAAGCTGAAGGAGCAACTGGTGGAGCTGAGGGAGCAACTGGTGGAGCTGAAGGAGCAACTGGGGGAGCTGAAGGTGAAGCACCAGCTGAAGGCGGCGATGAATTTACACTATAAAAAAATATATGGCAGGATTTCTAGATAATATTGGAAAATTTAATCCTAATATCTCAAGGATATTAAAATCAATTAGTGGTTTAGGATCTTTTGGTATGGAATACAAAGACATGGTAATTGAAGATTCCATGGCAATAGGTATTTCTGAAGCTAATATGAGAGAAAGATTTGGATTCTCCGGAGACGATGAGGATTTCATTTATAGTATAGCTGCACAAGATACGACTAATAAAAAATATATTGCATATTTTGATAAAGACTATCCAGTCAAAAGAGATTTTCTTAGAACATTTGCTTTAAATGCTGAAATAGAATACATCTTAGACACTATTTGTGATGAAGGTATAGTATATGATGAGAAGAACTTCTTCTGTCATCCTTCAACCATTAATATGGAGTTAAAGGACGATGTACTAAAATCTTTAAGAGGTAATTTTAGAAAACTTTATGTACTTCATAATTTCTGTAACGGAATAACAGGGTGGCAATATTTTAGACAGTTAATCGTTGAAGGATTCTTAGCATTTGAAATAATATATTCAAGTGACGGAAAAGAAATCGTAGGGTTTAAAGAATTAGATGCTGTGAGTCTTACTCCTGCTGTAGAGAAAAAGGCTGACGGTACAAGAGAAACTATATGGTGGCAGTACTATGGTGAAACTACTAGACAGAGAAGATTACTGGATGCACAGGTTATTTATATTTCATATTCTAAATCCAACTCAGTTTCAAGAATATCCTATACCGAAAGATTAATCAGATCTTTCAATTTACTTAAGATTATGGAGCATTCAAGAATTATCTGGAACGTAATGAATGCACAGTATAGAATTAAAATGACAGTTCCAATTGGAAGTAGAGCTCCGCAGAAAGCCAAAGAGACTTTAGGAGAACTTATGTCAGTTTATAAAGAAGATATTAAACTTGATACTACATCGGGGGAATTATCTATAAATGGTAGACCAGATTTACAATTCTACAAGAATTATCTTTTTCCACAAAGTGGAGGCGAATCAGTAAAAGTTGAGACTATTAACGGACAAGGACCTAACTTAAATGTTATGGATTCTGTGGTTTATTTCTATAATAAATTAAGACAAGATTCAAAAATACCATATAATAGATTCTCTTCCAGATTTGGTGTTAGCAGTAGCAATACATTTAAAGCAGGTGCAGATGGTGCAGAAAGAGACGAAGTCAGATTCTCTAAATTTATAACAAGATTAAGATCAATCTTTCAGGAGATTATGATTAAACCGTTATGGATCCAAATGTGTTTAGAATTTCCGCACCTTAAAGACGATGCAGAATTTAGAAGCCAGATAGGTGTTAAGTTCGAAAGTGATAACATGTTTGGTGAATCTAGAGAGATTGAGCAGCTAATCAAAAAAGTTGATTTTGTTACTTCTCTAGGGGAAATAAAAGAGACAATAAACGAAGAAGAAGTTCAATATTTTAATCAAGATTATCTTATTGAAAGATGGTTAGATCTTTCTAATGATGATATTAAAATGAATAAATTCTACGTTAAGAAAGCAGAGGAACAAGGAAAAGAAGCAGCAACAGGAGCAACAGGAGCAGAAGCTGGAGCAACAGGAGCAGAGCCAGAAGCTGGAGCAACAGGAAGTGAAGAAGCAACTCTTTAAGAAACTTAGTATTTTATAACAAGTATAATAATAGAAATCGTTTTTATTATTTAGTAGGTATTTCTACATTTGTTTAAAATATATCGGATGCAAAAAGAACTTAAAATTTTACTGGAAATTGAATCCTCGACAGGAAATGGATCACAAAAGATCAAGCAGGATCTAATTAAAGATAACTATTCTAAAGAGCTAGAATATCTTCTAAAGGTTGCTTTAGATCCTTTTCTAACTACAAAATTACACAAACTTGAGGTTTTAGAAGAAAGCCCTTACCTAGTTTCGGATGACGAGAATATATTTGAAAGATTTAAGGATCTAACAGAAAGGCTTTTTATAGCACCAGCTGCAAATGATAAATTCAGAGAAGAAGCTTTCGAATTAGTCAATTGCTTTCCTCTTTCATTAGATGAAAGAAAAATCCTATGTAAAGTAATAACTAAAAGATTAAATATTGGAATAGGTGCTAAGCTTATTAATAAATCTTTCGGTAAGGAAGTTATTCCTGATCCCAGTTTAATGCTAGCACAAGATGACGAAGACGAAATAAAAAAATGGAGTCATATTATCTGTGAAGAAAAATACGATGGTGTACGCGTAATTGCTTTTGTATCTGGAAATGAAGTTAAATTCTATACAAGGGCATTTAACGAAATACCTAATCAATATTTAGAGAAGATAGGAAATGAATGTTTAACCCTAATTAAAAATTCAGGATTACCTGGAGATTGGTTCTTTGATGGTGAATTAACAGATCTAAATAGAAAGAGTGTCTCAGGAAAAGTCACACAAATGTTAAAAGGTAAACCTATGAATTCTATAGGTGATGAGCTAATCTATAATGTATTTGATTTAGAAGATGCAGATACTCTTAAGACAGGGAAAGGAATCATTCCATTCAATATCAGAAGGTCTACATTAGAGGGGGTTTTTAGTACATATAAGACGACTTCACTTACCCTTGCAGATTCTTTCTTGACTACAGAAAAAGAAGACATCTACGCTTACTATAAGAAGATCGTAGATAATGGAGGTGAGGGTGTTATTCTTAAAAATCCTGAGCATGTATACGAATGTAAAAGATCTAAGAATTGGATCAAACTAAAAGAAGTAAATGAGTGTGATTTAGTAATCACTGGTTGGTATCCAGGAGAAGGAAAGAGAGAAGGATTCATTGGAGGATTTATTTGTGAAGATTTATCTGGTACACTTAAGGTAAAAGTTGGCTCCGGATTTACAGATTTAGATTTAAAAGAATTAAGTAAAGATCCAGATTCACACATAAACAAAGTGTGCTCGGTTTTATATAATGTTATAATTAATGACAAGAACAACAACTGGTCGTTATTTTTACCTAGATTTGTAGAGATTAGACATGATAAGGACCAAGCAGACGATTTAAAAGAAAAATGTAAATAAATGATACAAGAATTATTAACCGAAAAATTAAGGCCAAAAGAACTAAAACATATGATCCTTCCAGAAAGGATCAAAAGTTCATTCGAGAAAGGATTACAACAAAACGTTTTATTAGCAGGATCTCCAGGTTCGGGTAAAACAAGTATGGCTAAGATATTAATCAAAGGACATCCTTATATTTTTATTAATGTATCAGACGAGAGCTCAGTAGAAACGATAAGAACTAAGGTCCATGATTTTTGTTCTACTGTTTCAATACTTGATGGAGAAAATCACATTAAGATTGTTGTACTGGATGAGTTTGATGGTGCATCAGATCAGTTCTACAAAGCTTTAAGAGGTACAATTGAGAAATATGCTAAGACAACAAGATTTGTCGCTACGTGCAACTATTTAAGTAAAATCCCGGATGCTATAAAATCTAGATTTGAGGTATATGATTTTGATCCAGTATCTAAAGAAGAAGAGAATGAGATTCAGACTCAATGGCAAGAAAGAATTTCTAAGATACTTAATCTCATGGAAATAACTCATAATGATAGAACATTAGAGCTATTTACTAAAAAATACTTTCCAGATATGAGATCTGCTTTGAATACAATTCAAAGATGGAACATTGATGGTGTCACAGATCTTACTGAACAAAAGATTAACGAAGCACTATTTGATCATGAGGATTTATTCAATCTGATTATGAGTGCTCCTGATCCAGTAAAGAATTACCAATATATTGTCGGACATTATTCAGGGAAAGTAGACGAAGCTATGTCTTCTTTAGATTCAGAATTTATTAATTGGTTAACTGAAAAGCACCCAAGTAAATTGTCTATGATTCCAAATATTATAATTCTTGGAGCTAGGCATCAAGCAGAAAGAAGTCAAGTCATTGATCCTATAACAAGTCTTTTAGCACTAGTTTTTAATCTACAGGCTTCAATGAACAAATGAGTAGTATACTACTCGTTACCTTAGGTTTTCTCACTTAACGAGTAGTATACTACACAAAATATAAGAATATGAACGGAAAAATTATAATAGTTGGACCAGGTGGATCTGGAAAAGATTTTCTAAGAAAGAAAATGGTAAATAAAGGATTTGAGTATGGTGTATCTTTTACCAGTAGACCTCCAAGAGAAGAAGAGAATGAAGGTATTGATTATTATTATAGAGACGAAGATTTTTTTCAATCTAACGAAGACATATTTCTAGAACTACAAGAATTTAATGGATGGAGATATGGAATATCTAAAGGCGAGTTTTCAATAAAGAATCTTTTCATTCTTAGTCCAGCTGGTCTTAAAAGCTTACCTAAATCATTCAGAGATGGATCTTTTGTTATTTATTTGAATCCTCCTGCAGATATTAGAAAAAAAAGATTAGCAGAAAGAAATGATGCTGACGATGTCGAAAGAAGATTTTTAGCAGATGAAAAGGATTTTTTTAAATTTTCAGACTATGATATAATGATAACAAATGAAGATTTTTAAAATATGGTAACGGTACTAATAGACGGAAACTACATATTTCACAAGACGTTCGGTGTTTTTTCTGGATTTGGTAGTAAAAATCCAGGAGACGTTTTATCTTCCGAGGCTGAAAGAAATATGTTTATAAGAAAGGTAATAACTGATTTGTGCTATTCATTAAATCAAATACCAGATATAAATCGTATAGTGTTTTGTAAAGACTCCAGATCTTGGAGAAAGGACTACAAAATAACAAGAAGTGTATACAAGGAAAGTAGGGTAAAAGGCGAAGGAGTTGATTGGGGATCTTTCTTTAAACTCATGGACGAATTTGGTGATTACTTAGAAGAAAACGGATTTATCTATAGTTCTTATAAAGGAGCAGAAGGTGATGACCTAATTTGGGCTTGGTCTGATTACCTAAGAGATTCAGAAGATTGCGTTATAGTAATAAGCGGAGATAAGGATATGCACCAGCTTGTTGAATACAACGGGAAACGATGGACAGGAATTTGGAACAGTAATTCAAAAAACAATAAATTGATAGTATCTCAAGATTGGTCTATCAATAAAGTTGAAGAACCAACTATCTTTGATGTCACCCCAGATTCTGGATCTAATGGAGATAAATTAGATAAGCTAATATCTTCTTGTGTTGTAGAAAAAATTGACGTAAAGGAATACGTATTCAAGAAGATCCTCATGGGGGATAAAAAAGATGATGTGCCTGGGGTTTTTCCTTACAAGACAAAGAATGGTAGAAATTCAAATATTGCAGAAGGTAAAGCACAGAAGATATGGGATATTTATGTTGATACTGAATTTGCTAAATTCAGTCTAGAAGAAATTTGGGATAATGAAGATTTTCTTGGATGGGTGTCTGGATTATCATTAAGACTAATATCTCAAACAGACAATAAAGAAAATAGAGAACAATTTAAAAAATTCTACGAAGAGAATGCTAGATTGGTTTGGTTAAACAGTAAATCATTACCGCATAATATAGTCGAAGGTCTTAGAT